GGGTTACAGGGTCGTATGTTGTCGGAACGCGAACGATACGCCCTTTCGGTTCACAAGAAATTTGCGGAATAGAGCCATTGAACTGGCTTGAGTCAAATTCGACATAAAGCAGCGCAGTATTTGGGTAACGGAGCTTGGCATCGATGACCTCGGTATAACTCTCAATGGTCATCTTATCGCCGATCAGAGAGCTCGTTGAATCAGCCGATAGCCTACGGACCCGAAGCGTCCACGTTGTGCCTGACTGAGGTAAATCGATTCGGCGGCTTCGCTCATAACCGGTTGTCGTCTTACCACTCACGGACTCGGTTAAAATATTCTGCCATGTGCCGCCGTCAGTCTGCAGGTCAATCGCGTACTGAACTGTATACCCGTTGATATCGCCTGCGCTCGTCTGCTGATACAGGGAGGGCCATTTCAGGCGAACGCGGGCGGCAGAAAGCTGCGAATTGTTGAAGGTGTGTGTCCACGGCTTTACCGCAGTAATCTCAGTGCTAACACTGATTTCGTTTTCGGTACCGGGTACACCCTGAATATATCTCTGATCTTGGGTGCCTGGGCGAAACTCCCACGCTACACCGCTGAAATTATTGCTGCCGTCCGCATTGGTGAGCGCCGTTCCATCAAGAAAGATGCTGGTGCCATCCAGCTCGCCGCCAAGTTCTCCTTCAGCCAGCGCCAACAAAACCTTTGCCTTCGCAACAGACTGAAGGTCATCCGGTGCTTCAGTGGGGGTTCGGGCAGATGAACTGCCGCCTTTGCGGCCTTTAATTGCGGTAACTGTTGCCATATTGCGCCCATAAAAAAAGCCGCTCAAAGGCGGCTATTGATGGATAACTGATCGAATATCAGGATGTTGCTGATTTACTGATAGATATGTGGTGAGTATTCAGCCCGGTCATGTTTGGAGCATGGCCGTTATTCTCTGGAGGGATGGCTGATTAACTCTGGGTAAGGAAATAAAATGGATATTCAAACGACTGCTACTGATGATGGCAGAATAATTGCTCTTCAAGTTGCCTTATCAGCTCTGGTAGAACTAATTGGTCGGGATAGTGCCACCCTGCATAAAAACTTAATTAGCTTTCTTGAAAGGACTGGGATGGCCCCTGTGAATACTCGCTCTTCGGCGGCTTTTCATGAGTTAATTCAGATAATCTAAGCCATGGAAGATAGACGCGAATAGTGCCATCGGGGTTATAAACCATAGTCCCACCTTTAGCATCTTTAATAACCATAGTCATAACTCACTCCTGCCTTTCGGCGTTAATTAATTATTGCTGGTCTTCCGCGTAAATCCCCGCCGAGATAACCGCGCCACCAATCCGGCGCTTGCCGTAGAACAGTGGCACAGGATTGCCCTGCGCGGTGGTATTGGTCACGCCGCCAAATGCATAGGAGGCTTTGTTTTCGGCATCTTGTTTTACGGAAAGACCACCAGCTTGAGGAGAAAGCATCTGGATGACGCCGCCGAGGGTCATTGAAATACCAACAGCACCAGTTATCCCCCACGCCCCTCCGGCAGCAATACCAGCTACACCACCAGTGAAAAATGTTGCCACTGCTATAAGTGCAACGCCTAAAATTGTTTGAAATAAACCGGCCTGCTTACTACCAATAACAACGGGCATTATGTAAATATCTTCAGTTCCTTTATCCATTTCCAGCTCATCAAGCTGTAAATTTCTTTTCCCACTAAAAACAGCATACGTTATACCTCGGCGATTACTGCTATTCATGTATTTCTCAAAGCCATCATAATTCGCTCTTAAAGCCTTAATTGCTTCAATCGGATGCCGTACGGCAAAACGGTGTTTCTTTCCATAAAGCTTCCCTAAGACCCCTCCCAGCCGAACATTTCGGAGCGGGGTTGTATTAAGAGAGTTAGACATTTAGTCCTCCAGAAATGAAAAAAGCCGCAATTAAGCGGCCTTGAGTATTTTACGTTGAGGTTAGATGCACTGTTTTATGACATCAACTCTTGCATCTGTCCGGTACGAAAAAATACCTGACTTATGGTAGAACTTGATATCCGTACCGGGAGCCAATGGTGTTATATCTGCAACTTCAACATTACCAGCCGACAACACAGAGAAACCCTCGCCAAAAGGCTGTAAATACACATCACCGTATCTTGCGCTTTTCTCTTGCCATCCAGAAAGAACACATTCTGAAACTTGTTGCGGTGATTTGTTCGTAGATACCGAAAATGCAGGCTTATCCTGTCGCATCTCGCTTACAGAAGCACACCCCGCCAGCCCGAGCGCCAGCGCCAATATGAGTAGTCTTTTCACATTAAGACCTATTGCTCAATTTTTGGAGATGAGTAACCAGTGAGGTCAAATTTAAACTGCTTATTTCCGGCTTGATAAAATTCAGCCTCAATAATCAGTTTTTTGTGAGAGCTGACACTTTTAATGAAGGATGCCGAATTTTCAAAGAAGATCACATCAGAACTTCCATCTGCGGCTTCTGTCATTGAGTACTGCTGAATTTTTCCATCGTCAAACTTCACAGAAATGTGGCAGTCATTAAATGAATTGCACAAGAACTGGCCCTTGCTCATAACCAAAACGGCCTCAGTAGGTTTCAGGTCATCTGGTTTTTGCCCGTCTTTGAGCGTGATTTTCTTTGAGCGGAGAACAATAGTCATCTGTGATCCGCCATTATACGGAAAATCAAAATCAACAGAGTTATCAGAAACAGAACGCACAAACTTCTGCGCAGTACCTCGCATCTCATCATTCTTGAAGTAAGTTGACCAATCATTAGCGAACGATGAAACACTTGGGAAAAGGAGGAAAGCTGTAGCGCCTAATAATAAATATTTCGTCATTTCATACCTTTCTTATAGACAAGTTACAAGTGGTAACATCCTACCACCGGAATGGCGTAAGGCAACTCAAAATGGTTAGTCGTGGTTCTGGATTATCAGGTGTACATCTTGAGCACACCGCACGGCGATTGATCCATCACTAGCAGGTATCAGGATATTCAGTCTATAGGGAAGTAAGAGAGAACCGTAAAATTCCGAACTAAAGTTTTTTAGCCTCATGCCGATATGCTTTTTTTTAAGGAGAAAAAATGGAAAATCAGTCCCCCCTGAAAAAGTTCGAAGAAAAAAATGATCGGCTCAGAAAAAAGTACATCAGCTCTTTTGCGAGAGTAACGATTACTTTTATTTTAATAGTGGTGGCCTCCTGGCTTGCGTCTCAGGGTTGGGAGTACGTTTATCCTACAACTGTTCCAGCAGAAGTCACTAACGCAGAAGCATACTTAAAATTAACTCATCTAGTTGATTTCATTGTACTTTTATCCATAATGACTGCTATCTATGCAATCCATATCATAGTTGGCTTGGTAAAATATTATCTCTATTCCAAGAGAGATAAGGAGCTTATGGTCAAGGAGATGTTGGAAAACGTCAAAAATGATAATAATGAAGAAACCCGCAGTTAAGCGGGTTTGATAGTTTGTGACTAAGCTAATTAATGTCCTTGTGCCTGAGGATTTTCATCGTTCTTTCCCGCCAATACCCGCCATACGGCACGCGCTGGCTAAGCCTTCCGTACATATGGTGCACCAGCATGTTGCCTTCGAGCAGGATCCCCGCATGATTCCATTTATCGGATTGAATCTGCATGATCACCAAATCCCCTGCTGCTGGCGCTCCGGAGAACTCGCGAAACCCGCATTCGTACCAGCAGTCATGATAGAAATTATCCGGATACTGCTTTTCCCACCAGGGATAATCAACCCGGTAGTCGGTCAGCTCAATACCGTGCGTTTGCCGGAAATAGCTCATCACAAGGCCCCAGCAGTCCGAGTGTCCGAGCACGAACGGTCGCTCGAGCAATGGCAACTCACCACGCGGCTGAATGGTGCGTAAGTCTCCTTCCGGCCAGCTCACGATGTGCCAGGGCAATTCAGTGGCATCACATTGGGCTTTGTCCAGTTCGCTCGGCTGAGTCGTTGCATCCGGGTGGCTATGCACAATGCCGATCACTGCCCCCCAGTCTTCTGCGTCGGCATATCCGCCGGGATCGAGATGGAAATGCTCTGTCGGGTCTACGGACAGATTGCGGCATGGGAAATATTTAGTTATCCGCGATTTCTGCGCCAGCACGCCACAGCACTCTCGCGGATGCTCAGCCTCCGCATGCGCCATAATGGCCTGAATCAGTTTATCGTCCATCGGGTTAGCTCTTCAGTAAACTGGTGCCGGGGAAACCACCGAAATCGAGTTCATTATCAGCGCCAAACCGGCATTTACAGCCAGTCAATGTGCCGGGGCAAACATCTTTAGAAGGGTCATCAACCGGATTGCTGAATTTGTCGAAATAGGCCGTCCCGGAATAAGAACAGCCATTACCTGTGCGATACCAGCCGTTTATAGCCCACGTACAGATCGCGTGTATTTGCCGCTTAGGCAGGATTTCCCCCTGCAAATCCATCGGGCTGCTTAAAGTAAATTCGACTACCTGATTGTCTTCCTGGCTCTTACTGTCGATATAGAAAACACTAAGTTTTTCCTGCGTCGGATCAGCAGTCGAATTTCCATCCGTAAAGTTTCTCGCATCCAGATAATGCTTAAACGTGTCATGAATGGTGACCTTTGCCTGCAGCATGTCGTCATAAGCCAGGCACAGTGCTGTGATGCTGCTATTCAGGTTCGCGACCGTCAGTTTGGGTTGTGCTGATGAGCCGTCAGTTGAATCTTCAATCCCATCGATTTGTGTCGGCCACGCTGAATACTCGATTCCCTGCCACCAAACTGACTTCGGCAACAGTTTGGTTTCATCGCCGTCTGCGGCCGCAATGTCTTCCGGCGTATGTGGTATCGTTTCATTGTGAAACCGTAAAATATCTGCCCCAAACGCGGAACCATCGACTTCGTACAGCCGCAGCTTGTTTCCCGGCTCCAGTTTCTGGATATCAGAATTCATTACCATGTGATCGCCTGCTCTCAGACCGAATAAGCCTGCTCAAAAGTGAATGAAACACTCATCGCAGTACCGCCAATCGGGTTTGCTTTGATAGAGTCTTTCGTAACGCGATAAAGACCAGCTACGCCATATGGCGGCGTCCAGACGCATGACTTCGTGACGTGATTACGTACAAACGTAAGGATGGGAGTGATGTCCTTTTCGCGCCCCTGAAAAGTAAGCGGCCATGTCTGGGTTTCCGGATTAATGCCATCTCCTGCAACCTGCTTATAGCCGCTGTCGAACTGTGCAGATCGTGTCCGCCAGTCATAGGAACCTTCCGGCGAGCCCTGGACGCGCCAACTGAACGTGTCGATTGCCATAAATTCCCCATAAAAAAACCGCCCGAAGGCGGTTAGCGTGAGTTTTGTGCGTTGTATATAAGGCCGCCGGGACGCAGCGCCTTAGTGATGCCATCTTTGACAGATTGATCAATCACCTGCTGATAGGCCTTGCCAATTGCATCATTGTTTCCCGACGTCTGTTGCTGATTACTGCCTGCCTGTACAACAACAGATGTCTGAACAAGGGTCGAATTCGACTGGCTGCCTGCCAGGCCAAACATGCCAGCTTTTGCTCCTACCAGGCCACCATCTGCATAACCTCGCATCATTGAATACAGATTATCGACGCCAATCCGGCTTGTGGCTTCTTTGGTCATGACGAATTCGCCGCGGTGAACGATACCGGCTGGCGCGTATTTATCGCCTTCACCGGTGTAGCCACCAGAATCAAACGACAATCCGCTGTAAGCACCTGACGAAAACGAACTGCTGGAGGCTGCGGTGGCTGATCCCGCGCCTGCCGCGAATGAACTGCTAATCCACCCCATTGCAGCCTGAACGGCCTGGGCCAATAGCAGCTTATTAATGATGTCAACGATACTGGTCAGGAAGGATTTGGCAAAATCTTTCAGATTAGCTTTACCCGTAGTCACCAATGAAGTCATCATTGACGACATGTCACTAAGCGTTGTTTGCGCCAATTGGCTGGTCGCAGTAAACACATCGCTCGCGTTTTCCCCAAACTGAGAAATCCCCTGGTTCATTCCCGCAAGCCAGTCCCCCTGATTGGCATCTTCCTGATCCCAACCTGAACGCAAAGCATCTTTCGCCCGATTGTATTCGGCAGTAATCTTGGTTAATGCTGCCGGATCTGTGATGCCATCGGTCTGCTTACGAAACGTATTATCGAGCTGAGTTTCCTGATCAACCCGCCCGGCTTGTTTCGTGGTGAGCCCAAACTTCTCCTGATTCTGTGCATTTTTACTGACAATCGACGTCGTGTAGTCCTGCATCTGCTTTAGCGCCTTTACAGCCTTTTCTCTTTGAACGTTTTCGCGAGAAAGTTGTGCTTCCAGCTGCAGGCTGGCCGTTATTTCCCCGGAGCGCGCCAGTAAAGACTTCTGATCAGCTGTCAGGATTGTTTTGCTCTTCAGATCAGCAATCTGTTGAGTGAACTTCGCCAGTTGCTGCTCCTGGCTGGTCAGCGTCAGGCTGGCCGAGACCTGATCCTTAAGCGCAGCGACGCGTTGCTGGCTTGCCAGCAGTTCACGCGTACCGGCATCATCCTGAAATGCCTTTTGCTTCGGCGTTTTCGGGACCTGACTCTTTTTGGCTTGTTCGACTTCCTTTTCTCTGGCCGCTATCAATTTTCCGGCGTTTGCTATCGCCTCTTTATCACCAGAGTCAGCAATTAGTTTTGCCTTCTTTCTGGCTTCAGTCAGCCGGGCTTCCGCTCCTGCCACACGGTCAGTGGCTAAATACTCTTTATTTATCCAGTCAACGCGCTCTTTTGTTGCCAGGTTACCGGCAATGGTTGCAGAGGTGACATCTCCGAGTAAGGTCTTTTGCTTATCAATGAGCGCTGCCGCAGGATCATAAGCACCACCCAGAGATACGTTTTGCTTTGACCCGCCGCTACCAGCGTAATAGTTACGCTGCTCCTCAATAGCTTCGTTCCAGGCACTTTTTATGCCAAGAACTTTCAGCTTATGATCTTCGATAATTGAATTCAGGCCGCTGAAATCAGCGCTATTTTTATAATCATCAGCATATTTTTTGGCATCTGAATAACCAATGCCGACCGATAGCATTTTGTTAACTGCCTGGTCTGCGCCGTCACTGATGGTGATAAAAAGTTTGCTGGTATCATCGACCGACTGATTAGAAGCATCAGCAATGCCGATAATGTTAAGCGCTAATTTTGTAGCCGCATCACCAGTCACGCCGAGAGTTTTAGTTACCGTGGTGGTAGTGTCATCGATGACCTGTTTTGCCTTGTAAATTGCAAGATAAGCCCCACCAAAGACCGCCGCCGTACCGGCGATGAGTAAATTCATCGGGGAAATAAATGTGGACAATGCTTTCGCAGCTGCCCCTATGCCACCGAACGAATCTTTAATCTGGCCGCCCTGCTGAATAGCTACCATATAAACAGGCATACCAGAAGCCAGGGATGTGACGACATCAGTTAGCTGCGCGGGCAACTGGCGCATTGCCTGCCGGTATTGCCCGGCAGAAATCGCGCCATTCTTCATGGCTGATTCCTGCTCTTTCAATCTGGCAATAAATGGCGTGACTTGCGTTGTTACACCTAATTCAGCAGCTTTTAGCTCAAGAATTTCGGCTCTGGTTTTGCCTATAGCGTTTGCCTGGTCGCTCAGCGACTTGATGAAACTTTGCCGGGTATTAGCCGCACGCTGCTCTTCCTGCGCGGCAGACCGTTCAGCGGCTTCCAGCTCAGCGATAGCCTGCTTGAGCACGCGTGATGATTGAGCTGACAAACGTTTCTGCTCAGCATCTCGCCGCGTCGCATCTTCCTGCTGCCGCATCGCTGCAATAAGCGGTGCAGCCTCCTGCGTGATACCAAGCTGCGAGGCTCTGTATTCCGCCGCCTCTGATGCTGACGTTTTATAGAGGGCATTCTGATCGCGCAATTTTGAAAGAAAAGTCTCTTTCGCAGCTGCGGCGGCTTTGTCTTGCTGTGCCGCTGCGGCGGCTGCCCGACCTTCCTCGGTTCTGGCATCAGCAGCGCGCCCAAGCTCCTCCCTCGCCTGCTGAATGGTGCGGGCTGCGTCGCGGAAGGTGTCACTGTCGATCAGCCCTTTGGCATTGAAGCGCGACAGTTGCTGCTCCATGTTGTCGAGCTTTTCGAATGCGGCTGTTACCGGATTGATCTGGGTAAGCAGCGTGCGCAGCTCCTGCTGCTGCTGGGCAGTAGCCTGCGCCACACCCTTAGTGCTGGCTTCGTTCTGCTTCAGCCCCTCGGTGAATTCGCGCACCCGCCGGTGTGTGTCTTCCACTTCACGCGCCACCTCAGCCGATACCTTGGCCGCGCTTTTTCCGCTGGTGCCGAAGTTATCTGCCCCCTTTGCCGCGTCGGCAGCCGCATCAGCAAATTTATCCAGCTCGTTACTGCCGCGCTCGACGTCGGAGGTGTTGACCTTGAGCGAAATCGTTGCAATATCACCGGCCATTACG